ATGACTTATTGGCCCAATATGAAAGCGCGAAGGAAAGCCGCGGCGATTGGGAAGAGGAATATTCCAAGGGCTTGGAGCTTTTGGGCTTTAAATATGAAGAGCGTACCATGCCGTTCCGTGGTGCGACGGGCGTAACGCATCCTTTGTTGGCCGAAGCGGCGACGCAGTTTCAGGCGCAGGCCTTTAATGAGCTTTTGCCGCCAGAAGGCCCTGTTCGCACGCAGGTCATGGGCGAGATTACAAAGGAAAAAGAACAGCAATCGAAGCGTGTTCGTGAGTTTATGAACTACTATTTGACGAACGAGGCGGAGGAATACACGCCTGAGTTTGATCAAATGCTGTTTTACTTACCTTTAGCGGGATCAACTTTTAAGAAAGTCTACTTTGACGAGAATTTGGGCCGCGCTGTGTCCAAATTTGTGCCTGCAGAGAACTTGATTGTGCCGTATGACGCGGCCGATTTGGAAACGGCACCGTTTGTGGCGCAGGTTGTCCGCATGGCGGCGAACGATGTGCGCAAATTGCAGGTTGCGGGCTTCTATCGCGACGTTCCTGTGCATCCCGCGCAAGAAAAGCAAAGCGATATTTCGCAGGTTTCTGACGAGATTTCTGGCACAAACCCGTCGATGATCGATTACGACGTTACTTTGTTGGAATTTCATGTCGATTTAGACCTTGTTGGGTATGAAGATCGCGACGGCGACGGCGAAGAAACAGGCATTATGGTGCCTTACATCGTCACCGTTTGCGAAGACACGGGCCAAGTTTTGTCTGTTCGCCGGAATTACCGCGAAGAGGACGAAAAGCGGCGCAAAATTCAGTATTTTGTGCACTATAAGTTCCTGCCGGGGTTTGGATTTTATGGGCTGGGTCTTATCCACACGATTGGCGGTCTTTCTCGCACCGCAACGGCGGCTCTCCGCCAGCTTATCGACGCAGGGACCCTTTCAAACCTTCCGGCAGGATTTAAAGCGCGTGGCTTGCGCATTCGCGATAACGACGACCCGCTGCAGCCGGGCGAGTTCCGCGATGTAGACAGCCCCGGAGGTGCGATCCGCGATAGCTTGATGCCTCTACCGTTTAAGGGGCCAGACGCGACGCTGTTCAACCTTCTGGGCTTCGTTGTGCAGGCCGGTCAGCGGTTTGCTACCATTACCGACATGAAGGTCGGTGACGGCAACCAGCAGGCCGCTGTGGGCACGACAGTCGCTATGCTGGAGCAAGGCGCGCGGGTTATGAGCGCCGTTCATAAGCGCCTGCATTACGCGATGAAGCAGGAGTTTAAGCTTCTAGCGCGCGTAATGTCTGAATATTTGCCACAGGAATACCCTTATACGGTAGCCGGCGCAAATCAGAGCGTTTTTGCGCAGGATTTTGACGACCGCGTAGACGTTATCCCTGTCAGCAACCCAAACATCTTCTCGCAGTCTCAGCGCATTGTTTTGGCGCAAACGCAGATGCAATTGGCGGCACAAGCGCCTGACATGCACGATATGTATGAAGCGTTCCGCCGCATGTATGAAGCACTGGGCGTGCGCGATATCGACAAGCTTCTGAAGCCAAAAGAAACAGAGGCCGCGCCGAAAGACCCCGCAACAGAAAACATCGATGCGCTTAATCAAGTGCAGTTGCAGGCCTTTGAGGGCCAAAACCATGACGCGCACATTATGGCGCACTTAGTTTTTGCGGCTTCGGGCACCGTGGCAGGCGCTCCGATGATTGCGGTTTCGTTGCAAAAACACGTAATGGATCACGTTCGTCTAAAGGCGACCGAAATCGTTATGTCGCAGGTGGCTCAAATGGGCCAAGTCAACGAACAAATGCAGCCTCAAATTGAAGGTTTGATTGCCAATCAGATTGCGCAAGAGTTGCAAAACCTCAAGCAGGTCAACGCGCAGATTATGGGCGAAGGCCAACCCGATCCGCTCGTGGCGCTTAAGCAGCAGGAATTGCAAATTCGTGCTCAGAAGGATCAGGCAGAGATTCAACAGGATCAGGCAGAATTGCAGCTTGATCAACAAAAGTTCCAGCAGCGTGCGCAAGAACAACAAGCCCGCTTGGAGCAAAACCGCAATCTTGCTATTATGAAGCTTGAAGCTCAAGCAGAACGCGAACGCAACCGCCTACAGGCGCAAATGCAAATGGCACAGCAAAGGAGACAATGATGCAGGGCCGTGTAAAGTATATGGGCAGCAAGCCCTCTGACGCTCCGAAAGCCGTCGCTAAGGCGGAAATTCAAGGGCAGGGCAGCATTCCCTACCAAATGCCAAAGGAAATGAAGACGCCAAAAACGGCTAAAGGCATTTCCACGACAGGCAAAAAGCGTGGTATGGGCGAAGCTCTCCGCGGTGGCCGCTACACCTACGATTGATGCTACTATGCTCGGTATTCGAGGAACCTACCTAGCCATTCGGAGTGCTCAGGGTCCGGCCCAACATATGGCGTGTGCCATAACCGGCTTGGTCTACGCTGGGATGTTTGTTGACATGGTCCCTGATCTTGTTCTTGTCCTTTGGGCAATAACTTCGGCATTAATTATAGGCGCAGTGGTTTGGCTCGACAAAAAATGGTTGATGTTTTTGCTTCTCATTGACTTTGTTTTGTCCTGCATGGTTCTTTCCTTTTACTTGTTACACGATCCCGCTCCGGTCGGGCCTGTTTATTACAGCATGAACAACGGCACGATGGCCCGTTACGCCCCTATGCAGCATGACATGAGCTTAATTGATACGTTGGCCCACAGCGTAGCGTCTGTTATCATGGCTATATGGTCATTATACTTGGCCAACCTTGTTATGCGCCAGCGTTTAGAGCGCGCAAGAATGGTGTTTGTTTTAGAGGGCGAAGAAGTAAAATGAACGTCGATATGGACATGTTGACCCCTATAATTGTCGCTCTAGTGGGGGCAGGGGGCCTGTGGCAGTTTTTGGCCACACGCTCAAAGCACGCGCATGAGCGTATGCTGCATGACAAGGAAGAACGGGGCGAGTTCTCGGACACTTTGCGCGAACAGGTAGAACGCTTGTCTGCAAAACTTGACAAAGTTATTGCGGATAAAGAGCAGCTTCTTGTAGAAATGTCGGACATGAAGGCTCAATTGGCAGAAGCCAACGCGACCATTAAGCACCTAGAGCAATTGTTGAGGACAAAATAATGTTTGCTTTGCTTGGGAAGATATTTGGAAGCGAAAAAGTCATTCAATCTGGAATTGATTTGATCGACAGCTTTCACACTTCCAAAGAAGAAGAGCTCGAAGCCGCCACAAAATCGAAGGTGGCTTTATTAGAAGCCTATGCTCCCTTTAAATTAGCCCAGCGCGTCATCGCGTTCTCATTTACTTTCATCTACCTGTCTTGCTTTGCATTGGTTTTGGGCTTCACGCTAATGGAGCAAACCGCTGATGCAGATAAGGTTAAGCAAGTGCTTGAAGACTTTCAAATCGGTTATGCTATGCTGATTATTCTTGCCTTCTACTTTGGCGGTGGTGCAGCAGAAGGTATCCTTGCGCAACGCAGAGGAAACAATCAGCCATGATCAACAGCAAGTATGCAATTGAAGAGGCTTGTGAAAAGTTTGCTCAGACTTGGATAGCTTGCGCAATGGCTATGGTGCAGGGCGATCTTTCTGTTTTCACCGTTAAACATGCTTTGATTGCTGCAAAAACCGGCATCCTCTCTGCATTGGTTATTCTCTCGATTGCCCTGATCTTTGGTCGAGTTAATCGCTGGGTAATGGTTTGGGCTTTGGGCGCAGCTACAATGGTTGCTGACTTGATTATTCATCCCACCCATTTTGGCCCGATTTGGATGGAAGCTCTTGTAACATCTATCGGAGCGATGCTCCTTGCCGTCGCATTTGATTTTTGCAAGAAGGCAAAATAACGCCACATGATTATTAAGCCAAATCAACTGGCGGCCATGATTCCGACCAATCCTGACGTTGAGGAATGGTGCAAAGAATTAAACAAGGCACTGCTAAAGTATGATATAATAAACACTCGCCGTATTGCGGGCTTTATTTCGCAGTGCGCGCATGAAAGTAAAGATTTTACAACGCTTGAGGAAAACTTAAATTATTCCGAACGTGCGTTGAATGCCGTGTTCGGTCGGTATTTTGGAGAAGGAAAACGTGATGCGCGTGAGTATGCAAGAAAT